GACCTAGAAATTTCACTTGGACAAGAATGGTTGTCTGATCTAAACTTCACCCTAGTATTATATAGAATTGACCGATTAAAAACAAAAACCGATGATGTATATGGTGAAACATTATCCGATGGTATTAAATATTTACCACCAGTTGAGTTTAATGGATATGTACAAATCCTTCAACCAGAAAATAGAAATGTTGGAAATTCTAAAATAAATCAAATTGAACCAGGAAATCTTAAGGTTAGTGTTTATCAAAAACATTTGGATGAATTGGAAATTGATATTAACTTCGGTGATTATATCGGATATTATGAAAGTGAAAGTAGGGTTCGTTATTATGTTGTTAACAATGACGGAAGGGTGAATTCGGATAATAAACACACTTACGCTGGAACAAGACCATTCTATAGGACAATAATCGCCTCAGCAGTTGGGGATAATGAATTTAGGGGATTATAATATTTATCTATATCATGGGACTACCAAAAAAGATTAAGAAAAACATACCATTAACACAACCAAACACTTTACTACGACGTAGGCAAGATTTGGTTGATATGATTAATAAAGATGGTACTTATCTACCTAAATCATTATTACATGCGGATTTAGATAAAGGATTTTTAGATTTTGTTAAGGAAGATCTAAAAGTTGTTGTTGATGGTAAAGTCATCCCCATGATTGACATATTAATCACCACCCAAAACTGGTCCCAATTTACAGAAACGTGGGATATTCAAAATTTGGATAAAAATGTTGAACCCCCCTTTATTTCGGTGGTTAGAATTCCTGAGGTTAAATTTGGAACAAATCCGGCGTTAATGTATAACATACCAAACAGAAGACAATATTTTTATGCTCAAGTACCAACTTGGGATGGTCAACGTAATGGTATGGATATATATAAGATTCCACAACCAGTACCGGTGGATATTACATTCCAGGTTAAGATTGTGTGTAATAGAATGCGTGAATTAAATGAATTCAATAAAACAGTATTGGAGAAATTCGCATCAAGACAAGCGTATAGAAATATAAAGGGTCATTATATTCCGATTATTCAAGGTAATATTTCCGACGAATCTGTTATGGACAATGAAAAACGAAAATATTATATTCAAAGTTATGAATTTACAATGTTGGGATTTTTAATTGATGAAAATGAATTTGAGGTATCACCGGCGATAAGTAGAGTATTAACGATGTATGAAATAGATAAAGAACCTAAAAAACGTTCAAAAAGAAAAGACAATCTTATCAATGAATCTAATGAAATAACTTTTGAATATGACTTGGGTGATTTTGTTAAACAACAAGTGATTTATTATACCGCCAATTTAACGGTGGTGGAATCTATTAATGTTGATAACTATGATGTTTATATAAACGATGATTATTATGGAAATGATATCAATACAATTCAAGTTAATACAAATGATGTATTAAGAATTGATGTTGAAAAGTTGGATGACAATATAATATCCACAATTAAACTACAGGTTAACTTAGTTTAATCTTCACCATATATATCTTTATTTTCCGAACATTTTTCAAGGATAAGTTTTTCTAAAAACCAGTAGATTTTAATCCCCCTTTTTTCACAATACTTTTTTAGTACTTCGTGTGTTTCTTTAGAAATTTTTAAGTTTTTGATTTCTTTATCTTTATTTTCCATGATATACTTTTTTCTTCTTTTTTTATAAATAGTTGATAATTAAAAAAGCACTTTAGGATTTTCCTTGATATTTATATAAAAAATAAATAAAAACTAAAAACCTAAAAAGATAATGGCAACATCAACAAACAGTAAAGTATTTGTATCGCCAGGTGTTTATACTTCAGAGGTTGATTTAAGTTATGTAGCTCAGAGCGTTGGTGTAACGACGTTGGGGATGGTAGGTGAAACCTTAAAGGGACCTGCTTTTGAACCAATATTTATTCGCAACTACGATGAATTCAGAACTTATTTTGGAGGAACATCACCTGAAAAATTTGTAAATACACAAATTCCTAAATATGAAGCGGCGTATATCGCGAAATCATATTTACAACAATCAAACCAATTATTCGTAACCAGAGTATTAGGACTATCTGGATATGATGCTGGTCCATCTTGGACTATTACAACTAAAGCAAATGTTGATCCTTCAACAATTGATTTTAATTGTGTTAGTGCTACAACTATTGATTGTGTTGAACAATGTGTTGAAATTGAAACAATTGACTTCTTAATTCCATTTACTGGTTGTAATAATGATATTAATTCAATTATTTTAGACCAAACAGCAATTCCTGCTGAAATATTAATGAAATTAAATAGTCAATATGAACAATTTGATGGTTCAACATCTAGTTTATCTTTTGACTTAAAAAGTCAAATTTTTGATGTTATTAATACACCAAGTAGTGAAGGGGATTCAATTAGTTATTTTGGTGCTATACCTGGAACTATATATTCGGCGATGACTAATTTAGGGTTTACTGCTTCAACAAATGTATATGGTGCGGAGTCAGTTGATGCTTCAGTTATTGATTTTTCATCACCTAAAAATGACCCATGGTATTATTCATTATTTGATAATAATGGGAATGCTAGTTATTCTGGATATTCGTTTTTCTCGGTGGTTGATGGATTAACATTAATTCCAGTAACTACAACAACAACTATTCATACAACAACTACAACCACAACAACTAACCCTTGTGCTCCAACAGGAACAACAACGACTACAACTACAACAACTATTAAACCAACAGATTGTTATACAGGGAATTTAATGGGTACTATATTCGTTTATTCTGGTATGGCTTATACTAATTATGATGATTTAGTTATCGCAACATTAAGATCTAGAGGTAATAACGTTGATGGTTCGGGTGCGGTATATGAAGTATCTGGATTAACAGATGTGTCAATGGTATGTACTGGACAATATTCTGGTATTTATAAAAACCCATTTGCTAAATTCGCTTTGAATGTTAAAAATATTGATGGAACTAATTTCACTTTTGAATCATCATTCATGAATTCAGACACTCAATATATTTCAAAAGTATTTGGAACAACAAATTTCGGTAAAGATAAAAAATCTGTTCCATTATTTGTTGAAGAAAATTATCCTGCGTTATTAAACTACGCTTATAAAAAAGGATATATCCGTGGATTGAACTGTGAATTAACTGCTTTACCTGAAGCAAGGGATTTAGATTCATCTTCAATTGGTTGGTACTTGGAACAATATCAAACTCCATCATCACCATGGGTAGTATCTGAACTACGTGGTAGTAAAGTTTTTGAATTATTTAGATTCACAACTATTTCAGATGGTGAAGGTGCTAACACTGAAGTTAAGGTTTCAATCACAAACATTTCATTTGGTAATGGTTCATTTGATGTATTGGTACGTGATTTCTTTGATACAGATGAAAATCCAGTTGTTTTAGAGAAATTCACAAATTGTAATATGAATCCAAGTGATAATGGTTATATTGCTAAAAAAATCGGTACTACTGATGGTGAATATCAATTAAACTCTAAACTTATCATGATTGAGGTTAATGAAAACGCACCAATTGATGCTTTACCTTGTGGTTTTGAAGGATATGAAAATAGACAATATGCTGAAGCTAAACCTTCATTCCCAATTTATAAGACTAAATATGATTTCCCTGGTGAAGAAATATTTAACCCTCCTTTTGGATTTACAACTGGTGGTGATAACAAAACTATTAGTAATGGTGATAATGTTAAACGTACTTATTTAGGTATTTCTGACAAAATAGGTGTGGATATTAGTATGTTTACTTATAAAGGAAAACAATCACCATTATCACCTTGTGATACAACTGGTGATGCTTGGTTATATAAAACAAAAGGATTCCATATGGATATCAACGCAGCATCAATAACAATTCCTAATGGTTATACAACTAGTGGTGAAAGTGCTTATTACGTTGGTAATGCTGAGTTTACTTCTGATCCAACAGATGAATCAAACCCTTATTATAGATTATTTGCTCGTAAATTTACTTTACTTGTAGCTGGTGGTTTTGATGGTTGGGATATCTACAGAGAACGTAGAACTAACGAAGATAAATATAAAATTGGTAGATCTGGTTTCTTAAAAGGATTTAACCCAACTTGTTCGGTTAAATACCCTAACGCGACTGGATGGGGTGCGTTCAAACAAATCACTGTTGGTGATAATACTCAAGATTGGGGTAATTCAGATTATTACGCATACTTGTTAGGTTATAAAACTTTTGCTAATCCTGAAGCAGTAAACATCAACGTATTTGTATCACCAGGTATTGATTATAAATACAATTCTGATTTGGTTGAAGAAGTGGTAGATATGATTGAAAATGATCGTGCGGATTCAATTTATATTACAACAACACCAGATTATAATATGTTAACACCTAATGCTGGAACATCTGAATTAATTTACCCTCAAGAAGCGGTTGATGAACTAGAAAATATTGGTCTTGATTCAAATTATACTTCAACTTATTATCCGTGGGTATTGACAAAAGATACTGATAACAATACACAACTTTATTTACCACCAACAGCTGAAGTTGTTAGAAATATTGCTTTAACTGATAATATTTCATTCCCTTGGTTTGCTGCGGCAGGTTATACTAGAGGTATTGTTAATTCAATTAAAGCTCGTAAAAAGTTAACTCAAGAAGATCGTGATGTATTGTACAATGGTAGAATAAACCCAATTGCTACATTCTCAGATGTTGGTACTGTGATTTGGGGTAATAAAACACTTCAAGTTAAAGATTCTGCACTAAACAGAATGAACGTTAGAAGATTGTTATTACAAGCTCGTAAATTGATTTCTGCGGTGTCTGTAAGGCTTTTATTCGAACAAAACGATGACAAGGTTAGACAAGACTTTTTGAATGCGGTAAATCCAATTTTAGACTCAATTAGACGTGATCGTGGATTATACGATTTCAGAGTTGAGGTATCGTCTGATTCTGCTGATTTGGATCGTAATCAAATGACTGGGAAGATTTATATCAAGCCGACAAAATCGCTTGAATTTATAGATATTACATTCTATATCACACCATCTGGAGCGTCTTTTGACAACATCTAAAAATAAAAAAAAATAATTAAATGGGGGTGAATTAACCCCCATTTTTTATTTAATAAACTATTTATGAATATGGAGAAGAAAAAAATTATTAAAGTGTTAAGAGAATATAGTGAAAATCATAATTTACAATTATATTCATTAGATTGGGATGATAATATTTTAGGTATGCCCACAACTATTAAAATGGATAAAAAAGTTGTTGGTAGTAAAGGTAAAGAAAAATGGCAACCTATTGATGTGTCAACTGAAGAATTTGCTATAATTAGATCCAATCCTAACTATAGACCTAGAAATAATGATTTTCAAGAGGCATTTATTGATTTTACATTACCAGATACATTTTTAAACGATACTAAAAAAGCGATTGAAAAAAATCAATTTTCTCCTAGTTTTAACGACTTAAAGAAAACATTAATAAACGCAAACCCCTTTGCCATTATAACAGCTAGAGGTCATAGTCCGAAAATCATTAAACAAGGTGTTAAAATATTTATAGATATTGTTTTAACCGATGAAGAAAAGGTTGAAATGGTTAAAAATATTAAAAAAGTTTTTGAACGTGAAGGTGATTTAGAAAAAATATATAAAACAAAACAACTTAATAGTTTTGAACAATTTATTGATGTTTATTTACGAGTTAAAGGGAGGTATTATCCTGTATCGTCAAAAGAATTTGGTGTTAAAGCTATGTTAGATTCAAGTAAAGGAGCGTCATCCCCAGAGTATAATAAACAATTAGCTTTAAGGGATTTCGTCTATTACATTTATAATCAAGTTAAGAAATATATCGTAGATGGTACGTATAAATCCATCCAAGTTGGTTTTTCCGATGATGATAAGAAAAATGTTGAGGGTATGATTGAATATATTCAAAATGAATTAACCAATGAATTTCCTGAAATTGAATTTACAGTTATTGATACTTCTAGTGGTGGTAAAAATAA